AAAGGATCTTATAGAGGAAGTTGCTAAGCAAACAGGTCTTAGTGAGCATCTTGTAAAAGAGATTACTGGTTTTTATTGGCAAGAGGTGAGAAAGAGTTTATCTAGTTTAAAGCATGCTCGTATACATGTCACTAATTTTGGTGATTTTACGATCAAGCATTGGAAGATAGCAGATAAGATAAATCTATTAGAAAACTTTGAGGAGAACAATAGGCAAAAGGGCTTACAGCAAATGACTGCTAGATTTAAAACAGCAGAGACATTGTTTGATTTAAAGGCTGTACAGAAGTTATTAGAAGAAGAAAACCAAAGAAAAGATTTTATCAAGTTACATAAAACTAAAAGTGATGAGTCTAAAAGAGAACATAATACAAATTTGGAAAGCAAAGGGACAGATCCTGGAGGGAATAACTAATTCTATTTTTAAAAGAGAGGATGTAGAGGAGATAGCTAAACGTAGAATGGATATATGCACATTCTGTGATCTATTTACAGAAGATGATAAAGGATGTTTAGTTCCGGGTACAGGTCCATGTTGTAATTCAATATTAGGTGGATGCGGATGTAGTTTAAGTTTTAAAACTAGATCATTGTCTTCTGATTGTCCAAAGGGACATTGGAAAGCAGAAGTGACACAAGAGGAAGAAGATTTAATTAATCAAAAGTTAGGAATATAAACAACAAACGCATGAGCATTATAACATTTACATCACAAGATCACAGTTACAAAAGCGTAGATAAACAAGAAGATATCAAATGGGTATCTGTAACATCGTTTATTGGTAACTTTAAACAACCATTTGACGCAGATAAGATTGCTGAAAAGACATCTAAGTCTAGAAAGTCTAAATGGTATGGTATGACGCCAGAAGATATTAAACTAGCATGGTCTAATGAAGCATTACGTGCTACAACACTAGGAACATGGTATCACAATTGTAGAGAATCAGATATATGCTCATTACAAACAATGGAAAGACATGGTAGCACTGTGCCTGTTTTTAAACCGATTGAGACTGACGGTATTAAACTTTCTCCAAATCAGAAGCTCACAGATGGTGTATATCCTGAGCACATGGTTTACCTAAAGAGTGCCGGATTATGTGGTCAGTCAGATCTTGTTGAAGTGATTAACGGAGAAGTTCATATCACAGACTATAAGACTAACAAAGAAATTAAGACAGAAGGATTCACTAACTGGGAGGGTATCACCACTAAGATGAACTCTCCTGTTAGTCATCTTGATGATTGTAATGTAAACCACTATGCTTTACAATTAAGTTTGTATTTGTATATTATATTGAAGCACAATCCTAAACTTAAGCCAGGAATACTTACAATACATCATATTGTATTTGAGGAAGTGGGTAAAGATAAGTTTGGTAATCCAATCACCGCTCTTGATACAAATGGTGATCCTATAGTTAAAGATATTGTTCAGTATGATCTACCATATTTGAAAACAGAAGTTATATCTTTACTTCATTGGTTGGAAGATAACAGAGACAACCTAAAACAAAAAAATTAGTGGTCTTAAATCACAACATAGATAATTTAAAATGTTTAGTTAGATTGTCACACTTCACTCATAAAGAAGAAGACCGTGACAACTTTCATAATGCTTATTTGTTTGGAATACAATCAGTGGCTGGAAAGATACTTACATTTCATATCATGACCGATTATGGTATGATGAGAAGCAGAGTACCACTTAGTGAAATATTCATAAAAGAGCCAACAGGAGATATTCCTTTTCATTTTAAACAGTTATGGGATTGCTTTAGTGAGAATGTTACAGTTGTTACATATAATTACTTGTACGAAAGAAGATGTCAAGTTGTACTTAAAGATGGATCTAAAGTTTGGGCAAGTTATTTATTCACTGTAGATTGGTATAATAATGGTTATTCAGATGAACCTACTGATTATAAATGTGGTCACGTACTTGTAGCTGATGATGGTTATTTGTTATGTCAACCAAACAATAGAATATTCTGGAAAGACTCTAATTGGGTTACAAAAGATTTTCCAATTAATATAAAAGATATAAAGGTGGACAATGAATTGATTTCTGTTGAGACAGTTTCTGATAGATGGGTTAGTGAAGATACAGATTCGTACTACTACGATATAAATAAAAATAAAGATGATTAGACTATTTGATATACAAAATGGTAAACTGGTTCCTAGTGAACACTGTTACACATTAAAGTTTTTAAAAGACATCATGGATGAGTATGGCGATGAATCTGTAAAGGTTTATACATACTTGTTCTATATGACTTGTCCTAACCCAGATTTAAATCCTTTCTTTGATGTACCGGACACAGACAAAGAAGAGATTATTGTAACAGAGGTGGATGGTGAGTTTTCTACAGAAGATGATCTTATAGTGAATGGACTTAAAATGTGCAAGAAACTATACGAGACTCCTACCTATAGAGCATACCAGGGTATTAAGATTGCACTAGATAATATGGCTGGGTTTATGGCTACCGAGAAGGTGACATCTGGCAGGGATGGTTCCGCCACTGCCATCTTAAGAATAGCAGAAAGGTTTGATTCTGTTAGACAAAGCTTTAAAGGAGTGTATAGAGATTTACTAGAAGAACAACAATCACAAGTTAGAGGAGGACAGAATCTAGCTTATGATCAGTAGAACATTGTAGAGTGGCGAAATTGGGTTGTCTCAGTTATGACCCTGGCATACGCACCCACCTGTCTCGTGGGCGGTGATAAAGAAATAGATTGATGATATGGGGTAGACCACCAGCTTGCAAGCGTAGTGTTATCAATTGAATCTCACCTTGGTGGTTCGAGTCCATCCTCTACAGCATATTAGGTTGACTGGAATGTATCCTTTAACTGTAGAAAGGGCGGATACCTAGAGGTTAGAAATGCCAGTCGTAAAAGCAGATGTCCACGCACCCATCTTCTGCTTTCCTAAAAAATATTAAACTATAAAATTATGAAATTAAAGAGTTTGCAGCAATTACCCCTCTATCAGATACTGATGGTTTTATGCATGATTGGGTTTTTCATTTTAATCCTTACAATAAACTATGGAATGCTATTCCGAGAGATTTGTATACCAAGTATTGGGACAATTGTGAACTGGATGGCGTATTACGTAGTAAAGATTTTAACACTCTTTTGCACTTATTACATAAGTCTAAAGGTGATGTAAATGAGATTCGTAATATAACCACTGTTGTTAATACTAAATAATGTTTAAAGAAATACCTACATACGAGAATGGCGTATGGGATGTAACTACATTCTATACAATGGAAGAGTTTAGGGACTTTCTTTTATCAATGTTTAAAGAGCCGGGTAAGTATAATTTTAATGAAACTAGTAAGATCTTTAATGAAGAAGGACGTAAGTTTCAAAAACAAGGATACTATTGTGCAGCACCAATAAAGAGTAAAGACTTTATTACATACTGGAACGATCAAAAGAACAAATGCCGTAACGGTGTTATTATTAAAGATGGTGGTAAGTCTTGGTTTATAAGTAGAGACTATTACATGTGGTTAAACTTTCTTCCTATCTATGATAAAGAAGAAAAGAGGTTTGACTTTGCTAAGGTGAGAGATGCACAGTATCACATGGCTCTATATGAGCATTTAGCTGAATTACATTATAAGCATGCTATTATTCTAAAAAAGCGTCAGATAGCATCCTCATATTTTCATATGGCTAAACTAATCAACCAGTATTGGTTTGAAGAAGGGGCTGTATTAAAGATAGGAGCTAGTCTAAAGGATTACATTAATGAGAAAGGTTCATGGAAGTTTCTTGGTGAATACAAGAACTTTTTAAATGAACACACTGCATGGTATAGACCAGCAGAGCCAGACAAGGTGGGAGCTTGGCAGCAACAGATTAAAGTGAGAATGGGTGGTCGTGATACTTATAGAGGTTTGAAATCCACGATTAACTTATACTCCTTTGAGAAAGACCCGACACACGGTGTCGGTGGACCTGTCACCTATTTCTTTCATGAGGAAGCCGGTATTGCTCCAAAGATGGACGATACTTACGGGTTTATGAAACCAGCATTGAAGTCTGGTCACATGATTACGGGCCAGTTTATTGCAGCTGGATCTGTCGGTGATTTAGACCAGTGCGAGCCTATGAAAGAATACATCATGCATCCAGAAGAAAATGGATTTTATGCTGTAGAGTCTAATCTCATTGATAAAGATGGTACAATAGGAAAAACAGGTTTGTTTATTCCTGAACAGTGGTCTATGCCTCCATACATAGATCAATATGGTAATTCTAAAGTGGAAGAAGCTTTAGAAGCATTAGAGAAAGAGTTTGATAAGATGAAGAAGGACTTAGATCCGGCAGCTTATCAGTTGACAGTATCTCAGCAACCTCGTTGTATAGAAGAAGCATTTGCTACACGTAAGGTGAGTGTATTTCCTCCACACTTAGTTGCTAGACAAATGCAACGTATACAAGATAAAGAATATTCAGTAGAATATCTAGAACTATCTCGTAGTGCTGAGGGTAAGATTGTAGATAAACCTTCTAGAAAGATTCCTATTATGGACTTTCCTGTGTCTAAGAAGACAGAAGATAAAGAAGGAGTGTTGTGTATTTACGAAAGACCTCATAAAGATCCTACATTTGGGATGTACTATGCTTCTGTGGACCCCGTTAGTGAGGGAAAGACCACTACATCTGATTCACTATGTTCTATATACGTATATAAGAATCCAGTGGAGGTTATAAAGGATGATGGCAATGGTGTTGTTAAGAACGAGATAGAACGTGACATGATCGTAGCATCATGGTGTGGACGTTTTGATGATCTTAATAAAACTCATGAAAGACTTGAGCTTCTTATAGAATGGTATAATGCCTGGACGATTGTGGAAAATAACGTAGCTTTGTTTATTCAGTACATGATCTCAAAAAGAAAACAAAAGTATCTAGTGCCAAAAGACATGATCTTATTTTTAAAAGATATTGGTGCCAATAGAAATGTATTCCAAGAATATGGTTGGAAAAACGTGGGTACATTATTCAAGGGTAACGTATTATCTTACGGAATAGAATTTCTTAAAGAAGAGCTAGATTATGAGACAAAAGAAAATGGTGACATTGTAAAGACAATATATGGTGTTGAACGTATCCCTGATATCATGCTTCTAAAAGAGATGCAAGCATACAGAGATGGTCTAAACGTAGATAGATTAGTGGCTTTTTGTGCTCTTATAGCATTTGCAAAGGTGCAACAGAGTAACAGAGGATTGACTAAACGTGTAGAAGTTACAAAAGAAAACTTGGATAACTCCCAGAAATTTAGTAAATTAAATTGGAGCCCCTTTAGACATATAGGTGGTTCTAAAGGTAATGGAGTTAATTCAAAGAACCCACGTAATCCCTTTAAAAATATAAGATAATTATGGAAAATCAAGAACTTCATGCTCAAAAAGTAACTATTCTTTCTAGATTGATTAAAGAAAACTATCTAACCCTTGAGGAAGCTTTGCTTCTTTTAAAGGATGAAGAGCCAAAACAACCGATGGATAAACCAGTACAATACTTAACTAGTAGTGGTACGGCTATTTTTCCTAATACAGGTAGTTCAATTACTAGAGGTATTAACTATCCTTCGTTTATCTCTACAACTGGCACATCTTTTACTAATACAGCTGTAGATAATTCAGCAGACTTAAATACTTAACTATCATGCAGATATACAATGCTCTAGATCTTAAATCTGGGAAAAAGGCAGATTATAATAAAATGGGTACACTCACCCAGCCTATCCAGTTTATTGCTGAAAAAGAAAAAAATGAGGAATGGAGAGCTTGGAATCTAGATTGGCTAGAATTTCAGGGTATGAAACAGCTTAGACGTAATGCTCGTAGGTTGATGAAGAACTATAAGCTTGCTAAAGGTATTATTGATAAGGCTGACTACATTGTAGAAGAGGATAATGAGATGGCAGATCTTATTGATACACTAACAAAAGAAGATGAATCTGCATTAGAGCTTAAGTTTTACCCTATTATTCCTAACGTAATCAACGTATTATGTAATGAGTTTTCTAAAAGAAGCTCACGTATTATGTTTAGAGCGGTGGATGACATTTCTTATAATGAGATGTTAGAAGCTAAGCGTCAAATGATTGAGGATGTTTTGATACAGCAGGCTCAAATGAAGATGATGACTCAGATGATGAGTCAAGGAGCTGACTTTGAATCAGAAGAGTCTCAGCAAATGATGAGTCCAGAAAACCTTAAGACACTCCCTGAGATAGAGTCTTTTTTTAAGAAAGACTACAGATCTATGGTTGAGGAGTGGGCATCTCATCAGATGTCAGTAGATGAGGAAAGATTTAAGTTACAAGAACTAGAAGAACGTGCATTTAGAGACATGTTGATTACAGATCGTGAGTTCTGGCATTTTAACATGAAAGAAGATGACTATGAACTAGAACTTTGGAACCCTCTTTTAACCTTTTATCATAAGTCTCCAGATGTTAGATACATCTCTCAAGGTAATTGGGTCGGTAAGATGGATATGATGTCCGTATCAGACGTTATTGATAAGTATGGATGGATGATGAAGGAAGAACAATTGGAGTCCTTAGAAGCCATCTATCCGGTCCGTTCAGCAGGCTATGCTGTACAAGGATACCAGAATGACGGTACTTATTATGACCCTACTAAGTCTCATGCGTGGAATACAGAAATGCCATCATTAGGATATAGACAATATGCTTCTTTGTACGACACTAAGTTTGGCACAGGAGATATTGTAGAATGGATTTTATCAGATTCAGAAGATACAGTGGACTTTGGTAAGACTCACTTGTTACGTGTATCTCAAATTTATTGGAAGTCCCAACGTAAGATAGGACACTTAACTAAAATTACAGAAGAAGGAGAAAGTATACAAGATATTATTTCTGAAGAATACAAGGTGACTGATAAACCTATATATAACACTGCGGTTTATAAAGAAAAATCTAAAGATAACTTAATCTTTGGTGAACATATTGATTGGATCTGGATTAACGAAGTTTGGGGCGGTATCAAGATTGGCCCAAATAGACCAGCTTTTTGGGGAATGAATAATCCAAGTGGCATCAATCCAATTTATCTAGGACTCAATGGGGGCAAACCAGGAAGAGTTCCGTTCCAGTTTAAAGGAGATGCAACATTATATGGCTGTAAATTACCAGTGGAAGGTTCTGTGTTCGGTGATCGTAACACCCGCAGTATTTCATTGGTAGATCTTATGAAACCATACCAGATAGGCTATAACATTGTAAATAACCAAATAGCAGACATCTTGGTTGATGAGCTCGGTACGGTTATTATGTTGGACCAGAACTCTTTGCCTCGTCACTCCATGGGAGAAGACTGGGGGAAAAATAATCTGGCCAAAGCCTATGTGGCTATGAAGAACTTCCAAATGTTACCATTGGATACTTCTATCACTAATACAGAGAATGCTCTTAACTTCCAACACTATCAAGTGTTGAACCTAGAACAAACTAACCGTTTACTTTCTCGTGTAAACTTAGCTGGCTATTTTAAGAATCAAGCTTTTGAAGTGATTGGTCTTAACCCACAACGTATGGGTCAGACTATTGCTCAACAAACAGCTACTGGTGTAGAGCAAGCTATGAATGCTTCTTATGCACAGACAGAACAGTATTTTATTCAGCATTCAGATAACCTAATGCCTAGAGTTCACCAAATGAGAACTGACTTAGCTCAGTATTATCATTCTAATAAACCTAGTATTAGATTACAATACATCACTGGTTCAGATGAAAAAGTTAATTTTCAAATGAACGGTACTGATCTATTAATGCGTGATCTAAATATATTCTGTACCACTAAGACTAATTCTCGTTCTATAATGGAGCAGCTTAAACAACTAGCTATAAGTAATAACAC